GTTCCAGACGTCGCCCTGGTCGCGGTCGCCACACCAGTGACGCTGCGCGCCCTCGGGCCATCCGTACAGGATCGGCTCGTACTGGCGCTGGTAGTCGGCGCGGCCCAGCGTGAAGGTGTTCTTGGCCCAGATGATGAAGGTCGACCACTTGCCACCGGCGGCGCGGAAGGCGGCCTGCAGCACATCCAGTTCGCTCGACGACATCGCCACGTAGATCCCGCCCCGGCAATGCGCCACGGTGGGGGTCAGCGCCGCCAGCAGGAAATCGTAAAACCCGTCGCCCAGGTTGTCGTTCAGGATCGCGCGATCCTTGCCGCGCATCTTGTCCTTGGCACTGTTGGCGTAGTTCACGTTGTACGGCGGATCGGTAAAGACCATGTCGACCGGCTCGCCTTGCAGCAAGGCATCGTAGCTTGCCGCCACGGTGGCATCGCCACATAGCAGCCGGTGCGGGCCTAGCACCCAGACATCGCCAGGACGCGAGATCGGCGTCTCGCAGACTTCGGGTACCGCATCCTCATCGGTCTGCCCCTCGTTGTCAGGCTCGTCGCCCGCGATCAGTTCGGCCAAGGCGTCGGCGTCGAAGCCGGTGATGTCGAGGTCGAAACCGTCCAGCTGCAAGGCTTCCAGTTCGATCCGCAGCATCGCGTCGTCCCAGCCTGCGTTCTCGGCGATGCGGTTGTCCGCGATGACCAGGGCCCGGCGTTGGGTGGGGCTCAAGTGGTCGAGCACGACCACCGGCACGATCTCCAGCCCGAGTTTCTGGGCGGCGGCCAGCCGACCGTGGCCCGCGACGATGATGCCGTCGCTGCCCGCCAGGATCGGATTGGTGAATCCAAACTCCGCAATGCTGGCGGCGATCTGCGCAACCTGCTCCTCAGAGTGGGTGCGCGCGTTGCGTGCGTAGGGCAGCAACTTGGCGGTCGGCCACTGCTCGATCTTGTCGGCCAGCCAGTTCATGCCACCACCTCGGCATCAAGGGTGCTAGCGCGCTCGGCGGCGACCTGCTCGAAGGACTGACCGGTGGCGATTAGGGTGATCGGCACCCCGGGATGATTCTGTTGGAAGCGTTTGATGGCGACGTCCACGTACTCCGGCGCGATTTCCACGCTTCGGCAGATGCGGCCTGTGCGCTCGGCGGCCAGCATCGTGGTGCCGCTGCCGCCGAAGGGTTCGAACACGATATCGCCCACGTCCGAGTAGGCCTCGATGACGAACTCCGGCAGCGCGACCGGGAACACGGCGGGGTGGTCGATGTCCTTACCGATCTTGCCCTTGTGGCGCATCACGCGGATCACGCTGTCGGGGATGCGCGTGTCCTGCGTCGGCAGGCCCTTGTGCGTCCAGCCGCCGACTTCGCCGTCCTTGCCCCGCATCGCCGTGGACGAGCCATCGGCGCGCAGGTGGGATTCCTGTCCCGCGTGCTTGCAGGGCACGATCTTGTTGGGCTTGCGGCTTTCGCGGTTGAAGTGAAAAACGAACTCGAAGCTTGGGGCTAGTCGACCTTGCCAGTCGCCGGGCATCCCCGGCCCTTGGTCCCAGACGTACCACGCAAAGCGTCGCCAGCCTTGCTGACGCATCCAGGACAACCAACCGTCCCAGTACGGGATCACCTCGTTGTCGCGATGGATGAGACCTAGATTGACCAGCACCTGACCATCGGCCGCCATCGGCAGGTGCGCGAACACCCCACGCATCAGGCCATCCCAATCGGAGATGCCACCCGAGGTGTAGTCGCGCTGGTTGCCGTAGGGCGGCGAGGTGAAGCACAGGTGAGCGGCATTGCCGTCCATGAGTGCCGCGACCACGGTCCGGTCGGTGGCGTCACCACAGATCAGGCGGTGCGCGCCGATGGCCCAGACATCGCCGGGGCGAGACACCGCCACGGCCGGTACATCCGGCACGTCGTCCTCCGCATCCGGTTCGTCGGCATCAGGCTCCGGGGCGGAATCGTCGTCGGTCACCTCACTGGTGAGCAGTGCCTCGATCTCGGCATCCTCGAAACCCGTCAGGGCAAGGTCGTACCCCGCCTCGGACAGATCGGCCAACTCCAGCGCCAGCATCTCCTCATCCCAGCCTGCATCGAGTGCCAGCCGGTTGTCGGCGATCACCAGCGCGCGTTTCTGCGCGACGGTCAGATGCTCCAGCTCGATCACTGGAACCTGATCCAGCCCGAGCTTTCGAGCAGCGGCCAGACGCCCGTGTCCGGCGATGATGCCGTTGTCGCCATCGACCAGGATCGGGTTCGTCCAGCCAAACTCCACGATGCTGGCCGCGATCTTGGCGATCTGGCCTTCGGCGTGCGTGCGCGGATTGCGGGCGTAGGGAATCAGCGCCTCGACCTTGCGGTACTCGACGTTGAGCGTGTTCAAAGTGGATTTCCCAAAAGCAAAACCCGCCGAGCGTTGCCGCCAGGCGGGTTGAGTGAATGAAGATTCTGGTGAGGTGGTAACTGCGCCTGAGGGTGGTAACCGGAGCCGGTAACCTGCCCACTGGTAACCTTGTCCGCGCCCTGTCGCTAAAAAAGCGTCGCGCTCTTGCCCCCCGCATACGACTTTGGCCAGGAAGGACCCCTTTTGCCTGGGGCCACTCGCCGAACCGTCACCTCTATCCAGAAGATAGCTGAAATACTACCCCCGAACGGGGTGATTTGTTGCAGCCTGACCGAGCGTCAAAAGGGACAAACGCCAGAAATGAAGGACAAGCGGAGTAAACATTACCCTGCTTGGCCTACGATTTTGGAAGGCAGTCGGATACCTTCGCTGTTGAGCTTCTCGGCCACGATCTCCAGGGCTCGCTGCCAGCGCCGCCACGCTGTCGTGCGGTCGCAGGCAAAGCGGATTGTGATGTCTCGCCAGCCGTAGCGCTTGGCGCGCATCCACACAAGGTGGCGCTGCTCGATTTCCAGCCACTGCACCCACTTCATCGTCTCCAGCATCCGGTCGATGGCGTCTGGTGCAGGTGGGAACGGTCGATAGACGCGCTCGTCGGCTGCGAACGTCTCCCACTCCTTGCGCACGATGACAGGCCACGTGTTGAAGTAGCCCTGCACACGCACAGGGGGCAGGCGTCGTCCGGTACTGGCGGCTTCCTCGAAGCGGGCTGCCACATCCTCAATCGTCCATTCAGCCATGACGTGACCCTCCGTACAAGCGTTCACCAATGCGGCGCACGAGCTCTCGCTCGATGAAGTCCAGACGTTCGTCGGATGCGTTGACCACCAGGATGTGCTGGTCGCGCCAGCCACGTTCCTTGATGGCGTCAAGATCAGTGGCCTGGGGTTGCAGTCGCCCGAGGGGGCAGCGGTACTGGGGTGTGGGTACTTTCATGTCACACCTCCTGGCCATGATCGTGGTACTGGATTGCCCAGTGCAGCAGCGCCAGGGCATCGGCTTCGTTGTCGTCGACCGGGGCGTGCCCGCGCGCGGTGACGGAAGCGATCACATCTTCCTTGCCTGCGTTACCTTTGCCCGTGGCGTGCTTCTTGATCGTGCCGACGGGCACGCCTTGGTACGGAATCTGGTGGTGCTCGCACCATGCGGTGAGCGTGGCCAGGAGGCCGCCGTAAACGTGCGCGGCATCCACGCCAACGTGTCGTCGAACCTCCTCAAAGTACAAAAACTGAATTTCAGAAACCGATTCCTGAATTTCAGAAATCCAGCGACGGAAACGCAAATAGCGCATGCCGCCTCCTTCGAAGCGCTGCGGTCGGAAGCTCTCGGAGCCGCTCGTGATATGGCCGTCGCTGCCGCGCAGTGCCCAGCCGGTGGTAGTGCCCAGATCAATGGCGAGGATCGTGGTACTCATGGTGTCAGTCCTTTCTTCTCTGGCCTGACGGATCGGACGGGTCTTATCGAAACATCCCATGAGGCGCGCGCACACGCGCACGTGTAGGAGTTACGACGTAGTCCGTCCGATCCGTCAGATGCGGTTGTTTCAGTCATCGGCGTAAGGGGTGTAGGACGGTGCGGGCGGGTACTTGAGGCCCACGCCCTGAAACCCGCGCAGTCCCATACCGTTGCGCCATTTGTCCATGCCACGGGTGAGCAGCAGATCGGCGAAGCGCTTTTGGGAGCCCGTGAATTCCCCGGCAGCCTCAGACCACTGCCTCCAGTCGTTGAACAACTCGGCGGTCAATGACTTGGCGTTGGGTTCGCGCACGCAGCGCTCATCGAGCCAGCGGCCCAGGGCGTCCTCGGCTTCGAAATACTCCTCGGTGGCGTCCACCACGCGCTGTGGCGGGCTGAGTCGTCCGTGGCGCTGCCAGTCGAGACAGCCCTGAACGGCCCACGCGAGGATGCCGTCACGTTCGGCCAGGAGCTTCTGTTGCAGGTTCTTGTCGCGGCGCTCGGGCGGCACGGTGATCGTGAAAGGGATCAGGTGCAGCCTGCGTTTCATCGCCTCGTCGATATTACGAATGGCGGGCTTGTGGTTGCCCGCCACGAACAACTTGAACTGCGGAAAGAACTCGAAGAAGTCCTGGCGCATGAAGCGCGCAGAGATCTTGTCGCCACCGGTGAGGTTCTTGAGCTTGGACTCGGCCCAGCGTTTTCCCTGCTCGGTTTCGATGGCCGCCACGAAGCGCGCGCCGCGCAGTCCCGCCATATCGGTCGGGTGCCGGTCGGTGCGCGTTTCCATGAAGGTGTCCATCGGCGCGTTGGTCGCGTAATCACCCAGGATGGTGGCCAGCGTGTTGACGAACACCGACTTACCGTTCGCGCCTGTGCCGTACAGGAAAAACAGCGCGTGCTCTTGCGTCGACCCGGTCAGCGCGTAACCGACCATCCGTTGCAGGTAGGA